GGTAGATAGTGTCCCTTTGTGTTATTACTTTCTTAGAGACAAAGCGAACGGTATCGGTGCGCCATCTGTCAACGTATTCAATAGTCGGGACTGGCTTCTCTATTACCTTTGTTATGGTTTTAGCTTCAGAGTTGCAGCCTTGCCAAGCCACGATAACGCCTAGCAAGAAAGCAAGAATGTAAGGAAGAAACTCCTTAACTAAACGTATTGCGATGTCCCTTCCCAAATCTCAATCTCAGATTCTCGTCTGCGAACTAAACCTTTAAGAACTCTTCCTCCGCCTTTGTTCCAACGCCTGAACTGGCTAGGTATTTCTGAATAGTTAGGGTTTGAATTTAACCAAGCTAATAAAGTAGACTTTGAGAAGTTTCCTATTCCTACATTATATGTAAACGAAATTAGAGCGGCTAATTTGTGCGCTGGTAGTTTGACTTCCACAACATTCTTTACTTGCTTCTCGACCGATTTAATAGTGTCCAGTAGCATCTTCTCCGCTTCCTTCTTGGTTATGTCTGAGTCGTCCATCGTAACCCGTTCACCGTTGGCGTACATTGTATTTCCGTAGCCGATAGTTGGAATGTTAGCCGGGCACAAGTAAGGTTCTGAGGAGTAACCTTCAAACTCTTTTATTACCTCTGCGGCTATCTTTGCCGCGTTTGCTCTTGGTTTCTTCTTTGCAGTTTCCATTACACTTACATTCTACGGGTCGCCAAGCGCACCACTTTACATCTTGCATTTATTGCCTTTGATTTCGCCACGCATTTCAACCAATGCTTTGGTGTTGTCGGCTATTACATCGCTGAACTTGTCCACGTGTTTGTCATTCGCCTCTTGCCATTCTTTACGTTCGTCTCGGTGGATGTCGGTTAGTTTGTTGAGATAGTAAACCAACACCGCCAAGAATATTCCCGCTATTCCGTAACTCGCTAACGCCTCTAAAATCGCATCCATTATAACACTAAGTTTCCTTGTTCGTCAATTTCGGGTATGATGCCCCATTCTAACAACGCAGCTATCCATTGCGCTTCATCAGTAAATTCGTCAAAAATCCAAATCGTTTCAAACACTTGGTTTGGCTCGACCCATCCGTATGATTTGACTTCTGTTCGCTCGTCATCGAAACAGATGTAGTATGTTCTTACTGGTGGGTATTTAATCTCGTTCATTGTCTTTTATTTTAAGCTGCTCCACCGTCTGTGATTCCGCCTACACTACTTATGATTGCATTTCTTGCCGCTACAACGGCAGCATCTCCCGAATCGTAAGTACTACCTCCCATGTTAATAATACCTGAATAGGCTATAGGTAGTTGAGCCGCCCAACCTATTAATGTTGTTCCGTAATTCGCTGGGGATAGTCCTGTTGCTAAAGTCATAAATGTATTAAAACCAGTCGTAACTGATGTAATATCCCAATTACCCATCGGTTGGTCATATGCGTATGCATTTTGAAACATTCTAGTAACATTGCTTACTGAACCAAAAGACCAACCATTTAGATTTTGATTAAAATTAAGGTTATTTATAGCGAGTTCTTTAGCGTTGGTTAATGAAGTAGTTACCCAAGCGGAAATGTTAGGGTTTGGATTACTTCCTGCGCCACCACTTCTAAGAAACGCAACCATGTTAGTGACCCCACTAACGTCCCAATTTGACCAGTCAGATGTAATGTCACCTGAAGCAAGAAACATATGACTAAAGTTGGTATTTGTTATCGTTGGCGCATCTGTTGCTGACCACGTGTCTAAGTTGGATGTCCCATAAAACATATGATTGTTGTCAAGAACTAAGCCCCCACAATTAACAACTTCTATGATTTTTAACTTATCGCCTCCGTTGTTAAAACGAAATCCTGTAACAGAACCTTCAATAGTCACCGTGTAAGTCCCACTTGAAGCGTATGTGTGTGTATTGGTCGTGTCTGAACTACCATCGCCCCAATGAACTGTGTTACCAGCAGTCATCGGTAGAACAATAGTATCACTGGCTGAACCAGCTTGCGTAGTATCCCAAGTTGAAACAAAATCGGGATTAGGTGCTGCACCCCCACCGCCTCCGCGAATTGGTCGAAGTCCTATTTTAGAACTGCCTATCATTGGTTATAAACGATAACGCTTCCGCTTGTCAAAGTAATGGCAGTAATAGCTTCGCCACTTGGAACAACGATGTAAGCCCCAGCCTTTAGCGGAGTGCTTAGCCCGTAAGCGGCTAACGAGTCAGTTGAGCCTACGGTGAAAACGGTTACAACAGTATCTTCTTGAGCGATAAAAGCGTAGCCCGTTAGTGAAGTGTGAGCCGCAGCACCGAGAACTTTACATCCTCGTCCGCCTAGTAATTTTTGTGAATCAGTCATTTTTTAAATTGGTATTTGGCACTTGTTATAGTCGTATGGTTGGGTAATAGAAAGAACGCAAGCGTGTCCGCTTACCTTATCGTCAAAGCGTTCGGTGAATGGCTCAAGTGTAACGCTCGGTTGTATGCTTAAATCGGTCGTGTGCAACTGTCGAAAGTATGCCACAAAGTCAAGCAAAACTTGAATCGTGTCGCTCATTACTTCTTGCTCGTTCTCCTCTCCCGGAAGAACTCTATCCATAGCCAAGAGTCGAATGTTATAAGTTAACGTCCGCTCAGAAAGAACAACGCTCTCCTCGATAGCCCAAAGAACAAGGTAGTCAAGTTCCTTTGGGTTTATCTCCCAAACGTCCCCGTGTCCGTACTGTTGCACCTGAAGATGAGCAGTCGCCTCGTTTTCGATTAGGGTTAGTATTTCGTTCAGCGTGTACATATTTCTTTAGCTTCTCTAAATTCTTACGATTTACGTTTACGCTCATATTTATCCTCTAAACTTATGTTTCGTCTTGTGTTTCCTAAGAACATTCCAGTCGTGTAAGTTCTAGTATCGGGCTGGATTGTATCAAGTCCGCTATTCGGGTTGGCATAAGCTGGGTAATTCGTACTATTCTCTAGTAAGAAGTTAACCAGTCTTTCCGTATACCATTCCGCTTTATCTCGGTACTTATGTTGGATGAAATTTATTTCGTCAAGCGAAGCGTTAGAACTGTTCTCACTTGATTGTTGATGCAGTCCTTTGTTAAGGAACTTGTAGCTAATAGCCGTAGGTGCTTCAGCTTGTACCCAATAAAGTAAAGACGGTTGGATGTAGTCCTCTAAAAGCGTGAGATTTGCAGCCGTTAGAGTAGAGTTCGTAATCTGAGTTTTTAATTCATCGTATAAAGTAGTACCAATCTTGTGTTGTATGTGGATGTCTTGGCACATCAATACAACGGGTCGCAAGTATTTAAAGTCAATATTCTCGTGTAAAAGAGTATTGTCTTTTAGGAAAGTTTCGGATATGAATAATACGTTAGCCATCTTACTTCTTTATACGCATTAGTTTCTGCTCCCAGTAATGGCGACAATGGTAAGACTTGCCCCAAAATCCACCGCCTCGCATCCAAACATTACGGTTATTGCTCACACCGATGTTTTGTATTTCGTCCAACTGCCAACTTTTGCCAGCCTGAGTTTCGTTTACTAAGTCTCGGCAGAATTGTCTTGTCGTTGGAATAATAGAAGCACCACTTGCTTCGGGTCGCTTCTCATAAGTGTATCGGATAACAAACTCCTCTTCGACTGGTGGAATTTCTTTAAGTAATCGTTCGCCTTCTTTGGTAATGTTAACAACTCGTTGGCTTGAATCTAGCACTTCGCCAATTTCCAACACAATAGCGTTCGCTTCATTCAGTACCTGAAGCCCAGCCATAACCCTCTCAATTGAAAGTTGTAACTGTTCTGCAATTGCTAAGAATGGAGTGGCTGGATTCTCTTTTAAGATGTTAAGGATAGCCGTGTCGATTGGGTTAACTTCTGCGAACCAATACTTTCGGTTAAGTTCTTCGTGAAGACTTGCGGAGGTCTCAGATTCAAAGTTCAAAGCCTTACCGTTTCCTACGGGTTCGTAGTCTGTTGAGCCGCAATTCTTGAAGTGTTCAATAAGTATATTGTCATCGTCCGCTTTTTCAAAGACCGAACGCATTTCAGTAGCTACTTTCTGCGGGATAACATCACCCGTTACCGTAGACCTTGCAATCTCAGGAGTGAAGCCATACAATTCAACAAGAACCGCAATAGCTGAAGTCTCAGCGATAAGACCTTCTTTAACATTCTGAAGCAAAGTAATGATTCCACTAACACCACCGACAGAGCCTTTAAGAGCGGCTTGTGCATCCTTAGTTTTACTGTCAACGGTTGTCTCCTCTTCTGTCTGTATTACGCTTAAACCGACTTTATCGCGTATCTCCGCCTCTGTCATCACAGACGTAACGGTAGCCTCTGAGAACTGAACGCTTATTGGCTCAGTATCTTGAATGTAAAGACGGTTAGAAAGCCCTTGCAAAGAAGCTAGTTCGTTAAACACCCTTTCGATAAACTGTTGGCGGTTGTTTATGTAGGTGTTTTGGAACAACTCAAACGAATCGACTAATTGGTTTCGGCTTGTGAATATTCCGTCCTCCTTAATACCAAAGAGTGCTGGGTCGGTAACTTGATGCCCAGCGTAGATTTCTCTTTGTACTGTTTTGTTTAGAATATCGAAACGCTTATCGAAGTCGTTTCCGTTTAGTTGCTGAATTTCTACGCCTCTATCTCGTGAGTCTGAAAAGTTTAGAACAATCGAGTTAGCGTTATCAGTCCCCGTAAACTTGTCCTTAATTTGTCGCTCTATTTCTTCTTGCTCCTCTGCCGTTGGTTCTCCATTGTAGAACGAAACAATCGTGCCGCCAACAAAATTGTTTTTAACTGCGTTCAAATGGAAATTCGCAATCTCAACGTCTAACTCAATGTAAGAAGTAGACCCTAGATAAGTCGGTAGTGGGTAATACTTGCAGTCAGGCGAATAGCCTTTAACGTAAAGTAGTTGTTTGCCGCTTGGTTCTTTCCAGTTAAACGCCTCAATCTTCTCAACAACGGGGTTGTGTTTGCTCCAGTCCTCCGAGTAGTAGTAGCAAGAGCCGTCTTCGTTGCTTCGATACCTTGCAAAGTCAGCGTGATATATTGCCGCAATCTTGTCGTTTAGTTGATTGTAAACTATCTCAAGAGCAAAGCCGTTATATAGTTCGTAATCGAGTGCGACCTTCTCTAGGATGTCGTTTAAAGACTCGTATTGGTTTGGATGGTTTATAAACTCTTGCAACTTGGCAAGTCCCATAGTATCCAATCCTTCAGCGTTAACCGCCCAACCTTGACCAACTACATAATCCTTTTTAGAGTTGATTATAGCGTGGTTCTTTGCGCTCCTACGGTAAAGGTCAAGCAAGTATTCAGGATAGCGGTTCTTATATTCGCCTTCGTCTCCAAATAGAATCCAATCTTTGCCCCTTGCCTCTTTAAAGGTCGGGACTTTCTGCGTACCAAAGTTTAATACTTTAAGAGCCATACACTACATAATTTGAGTTACCGCCTGAATAGCTGGTAACTGGTGTGGTTGTTCCCGTAACTTTCACTATGCCGCTTTCTAATTCAACTAATCCCGTAGGGTCTAAGTTAGAACTTGAGACGTTAGCGTAAACATAGTAACGCCATTGTCCTTCTGTGGTCATTTCCACTTGAGCGTTTAAGTTGTCGGGGCTTGTTTGTTCTGTTATTGTAAACCTATTGTATCTATTCGGG